TGTGCGTCATGCCAGAGATTCTGTACAAGTACGTCCTGCCGCGTATGCAGGAATTCCCGATATTCAAAATGGTCCAGTTGTTCCAATACTTATAAATTTAGCTATAGGTCTTGCCTTCACAGCCGTCAGCATCTTGCTGGCACCCAAAACACCAGCGCTAGAAACACCCGCCAAAATTCGCGGTAAAAAGCTTGCCGATCAGATTGGCCCCACTCGTTTCAATCAAACAACAAGCTTCGACAACGTCAGCAGCCTTGCCGAATACGGCCAGCCAATCCCAATCCCCTTTGGCAAACGCGGCACCGGACGCGATGGCGCTCTAACAGGCGGTTTGATTGTTGCTCCCGCGCTTGTCTGGAGCCGCGTGTACTCCTACGGCAGCTACCAAGCGTTTGAAGGCATCTATGTCGCTGGCGAATACGGCATGGAAGCTCCGCAACTAGGCGGCATCCGTGTAGGTACAACAGCACTGAACAGTCTCGGCAACCGAGACTTTGCGCTCTATTGGTCCTCCCAGTTAGGCGAAAACCGCCCCACCACAGCACGACGCATTGCTGGTTTGGACGGCCCTGGCGCTACTGCCACCATGGGCCGAGAAATCTTCACGGCACCAACCGAGGACGGTCAGTTCAGCACCGGCTTTTCGATGGCCTATAACCCGCAGGCCGATACTTCGTTTGGCACAGCAACCCCTATTTACAACGGAACAGCATTTCGTTTCAACTGGGAAATTATTTCTGCACCATACGCATCAACAGAAGGCCCTGATAATAAAGAAGCACGACTCGAAACCCAAGCACGTCGCCGCAAAATTGCGGGTTCTGACGCGGATGTACTGCACCGCTATACAGGCCAACCAGAAGGCGACATACCGCAAGTCGGTCAACCCGGCGTGGGGCGCGCCTACTCCAGACGCATGGGATTTGTACAGCATAACGGCACTACATACGAAAACCGCACGATTGTATCTGTCGCAGAAAACGATACTTTAGTCTTTGAAATTAACGGAACTAACTGGGCTGACTTCACTAAATCAGACTTTGAGGGTACTGAAGTAAATGTACGAGATCTTAAAAGCTCGGCAGACTCATGGCGAGCCGAGGCATCTGACCTGCTCGCCATAGGCTCCAAGTGGATTATTGGTGCTTCTACATGGGTGGTAGAAAGCAGAAGCCCCGATACATGGCAAAAAGGTGTAACCCAGCAGATCGTATTCCGCTGTACGGCTATTACAGGTGTAGCAACGGTAGGAATTCCTGGAACACGCACCGTGCGTGAGCCTCTCGGTGGCTACGAAGGAAGTGTCTTCAATCCAAACAAACACTGCGGCGCAGCATTTTTCAACATATGCCGGCTCCACATGGCCAGCATCCGTCCTGTCCGACGCGACGCCGAAGTAATCGAAATTGGAATTAGAAGCCAAGTATGGAATCGTGCAAACGGTCTATGTAATTTCAACTCTATTCCGACACCTTTCAAACTTCATAATCTGGACAAACAAGATATTACGCTTACAACTCCACGAATGGATAAGTACTTCGAGCGCAGCTCGTGCTTCTCCTTGTGGGTGCGCCCAGTCCAGCAATATGGCCAACCACAGCAACCTTGGCGACGTATTCCACAGCTGTTTTGCGTAACCGGCAACTCTCCCACTGACCTGTACAACTACATCCGAATCCGTCCCCGTATTCGCGGCTACTACGAATACCGTTTCATCCCTCGGACTGGTTCTGACGTAGCCATCAACAGCATCGACACCAACCAAGTCCTTAAGCTTAACGCTCAGACTGGAGCAATTTTTGGGCAAGATTACGATACAGATTATGGCGCTTTTCGTATTACAACAAACGCAGAAATAGTATCTATTGCCGACATTAGACGTAATGACGAACTCGTTACTGCTCCTCAAGAATCCAACATCGTAACAACAACTCAAACGACTATTCCATCAGCGCTCTCCCAATACGACCAAAGCTCAAACAACGGTAGTGTCCAACAAGTTGTTAATTCATGGCTAACTGCTGTACTGGGTTATGCCCGCGACTATCCTGGACAAACGCGCAGCGGCAGAATTGTTTTCAACAAGCCAGGTGTAGGCGAAATACAGTTTGACGTAAACGCTTCTTCTGTAAATGGAATCCTTGGCTCAACAATCGGTCAGGTGTACTTAAACGCTAACCGAGGAAGTACCAGAATATGGTCAAACGTAACTTACACAGTCGTTTCAGCTAACGGCACATGGAACACAAGCCACGCATTTACAGTTGTTATTCCCGTAAACAACGACTTCTCTAGAGTCGGCGGTTATTCTGCTGTGAACGTAGCATTTGCCGTAACAGCAGTACAAGCAGTTTCCACAAACACATCAACCAAAGTAAGTGCAGAAGAACGTGTGTTTGAGGAAAACTCACAAGTAGCCGATTGCAGTCATTACCTGGAGCTAACAAAATCCAACCAAGGCGGCCCTGAGCACGAAATTGTTTATGTGAACGAGTGCTTGGCCAACGAAAGTCTTGCCGAGTATTACGGCATGTCCACGCTGGGATTCACCGTCAAGTCCAGCGGTCAACTTGGCGGAATCGGCCAAATCCGCGCCTGGGTTCCAACTGGCATCAACGTCTACCGCCTAATCGAAGGCGACACCAAACCCAGCAATCTTTTTGCGGATTTGGTCTACTACCTACTGACCAGCAAAAGTCAAGGTGTGGGCAATGTCGTACCATTAGAACTTATCGACATCGACTCCTTACGCATCACAGCCAATTTCCAACGCTCGAACAAAATCTTTTTCGACGGTGTTGTAGAAGATAGCGACAGCTTTCGATCCTTTCTTTACGACAACGCAGCACTACAACTTTGCAACTTTACTATCAAAAACGGCCGATTCGGCATGATGCCGGCGTTGCCTTACGACAGCAATTACGAAATCAGCACTAGCCCCATTGCTGTCGATCAAATCTTCACCGCAGGCAACATTATCCAAGACAGCCTGCAAGTTCAGTACATTGACGCCGCCCAGCGCTCGAACTTCCGTGCGCTAGTTAGCTGGCGCGTTACCGTCGAAAACGACTTGCCCACACAGGCATCCGCACTGGTCGACTGGGCAGACATCACGGAAGGCAACCGCGCTACCACACAACAAGCCTTTGACCTGACCGACTTCTGCACCAACCGCGCCCAAGCATTGCTGACTGCTCGCTTCCTATTAAGCATTCGCCGCCGTGTCACCCACACCGTCAGCTTCAAAACCGTACCCGACGCCCTCGGCATCCAACCCGGTTCCTACATCCGTGTAATCACCGAATCCACCAGCTATAGCGCCACCAACAATGGTGGCATCACAGACGCTGGCACCTTGGTCAGCATCACAACCATCACCAACGGCACCTACGACGCTTTGGTCTACAACCCTTCCACTGGTGCAGTAACAGAGCAACGAATCACCATCGCAAATAACGCCGTCACAGATTCAACGCTGTACGGATGCCTGTTCACACTGCTCAGCATGGAAGCCAGCGTCGGCATGTACCAAGTGGAACAGCTAACCATCGACGAAGACGGTCTCGTCAACGTCAGCGCCGTACAAGTTCCAGTCGATAGCACTGGAGCTAGCATTGTGGCAAAGGACGTGCTAAACGAAGCCGCGTTCCGGGTGCTTGAGTAATGGCATTTCCTACGCTGCCTCCAACCAGCCGCGACTTCAGTCCAGGCGACTGGCCGATCAAGCGGTTTAATTCGCAATCCGGCGCTGAAATCCGCATTCTTTACGGCAGCCAGCGTACAAACGCCAAGATCAGTCTCGGCTACGAAAATATCAGCGACACAGACGCGCAGCTATTTCTCGATGACTACGCCGCGCAACTTGGCACGCTGCGCACTTTTAACCTACCGGCTGCCGCCAGATCTGGCTGGAGCGGAAGCACCAACAGTCTTGATGCACCTGCTGGTACCAAGTGGCGTTATGAGGGCGAGCCATCTGTAAGGGCAGTTCGCCCTGGTCGCAGTAGCGTTACAGTGAATCTGGTGGCGGTGATCTGATGGCAAAGGTCTATACCGGACGCGACGGCCGCCTGCTGATTGACGGCGTGGAGCAGATCAAGGTCGCCAACTGGTCAATGTCAGGCAACCTCGAAACACTGGAGACCACCAGCCTCGGCGATAACCAGCGCACCTACGTACCGGGCGTACAAGAGTTCAGCGGCAGCGCATCACTGCTGTATTACAACGATGGTACGGGCCGTAACGACGCCGCGACCGCACTGAAAAAAGTCTTGAGAATCGGTGCCGTATCCGAATCCGATACAGTTGATCTACGGCTCCGTCTTGTTGAAGGAAACAGCAACCAAGACGTAAGACTAACGGCCTACATCACCAGTGTCAGCTTTGGCGCGGGCGTAGGAGAAGTCAGCTCAGCACAAATCAACTTTCAAGGCACTGGAGCACTAACGGCGGTAACAATCTAATGGGCATTTATCTAGGCCAAATCGGCCAAATTGAGCTGACCCGCAAATCTCTAGAAGGGTCCTTGGAATCCATTGTCAATCCTTCGGACGTAAACACTGAGCGAGACCGCTTTAGTTTTGACTTTGATGAAGGTTACTTAGTCAATGGCGATCTAATTGAAATAGCCACCACTGACGGCACACATTTAGATTTTGTATCCGCAACAGGATGGACAGTCGGTAGTGTCCAAACCAGCGGTAACTGGTACGTATTTGTAGACGAACTCGGCGGAATTAAGCTATACAACAACTTCGACGACAGCCTAGAAGGCAGTACAGACGGTCGAGTAAGCCTCACCGCTATTGCGCGAAATATACCAATCCGTGTAACTGTTCGAGATCGTGACTCCCGTATCCTTGCTGATGTTGTTGAGTACGAACTCAACACAAACCGCGAAACTGTCGACATCACAACACTAAGCGACCAACACCGTCAGCAGTACAGCAGTCTTATTACAGGAAGTGGCAGACTAACTGCACACTGGGACTACACCAACGTCGCTGGAACAGAACCTGTCCACTACTTAATGCAGCTAGTGGTCCGTACAGAAATCGGCTCATCTTTTCATGGCAAGTTTTACGTAAAGGCTGAAAACACTACAGCCCAAACCGGATCTTTTTCTGCCAGCCAAATTAACGACGCATTGTGGTGGGAATTTGATGCACTGGTCACGAGTGCAGCAGTAAGTTTTACGCCAGACAGCGTGATCATTGGAACGATTGATTTTGTAGCCACTGGACCAATCCGCTTAAAGGCCCGCACGCAGCAAAAACGCTACCTGCTGCAAGAATCCGACGGCAAGATCGAGCTGGAGCAGGACCCAACGTCATACCTGCTATTGGAAGAACTGGAGTAAGCCCTAGACTGGGTTTAACTGTAAGCACTGCCAGGAAGCTGCGGGCATGGCCGATCTCAGGATTACGGAACTGGCGGCTCTTGCTGGCGGCAACTTGGCCGCAGGCGACCTTCTGGCGATTGCGGACATCAGCGCCAGCGAGACCAAAAAAATCACAGTTACCGACCTTGTCGGTAACGCCGTCACGCTGATTGCCGACGCGACAATCCCAAGCGCCAAGATCCTGTTTGGTGCCAACACCATCAGCGGCGATGCGCTCCAAGATGCCAGCGTCAACACGGGCAAACTCGCAAACGACGCAGTAACCGCCGCCAAACTGGCCGACGAATCCACTGTCGATCTTGTCACAACACTTCCCGCCTCCGGCGCTTTCGTTGGTCAGATCGCGCTCGACACCGACGACAGCAAGATCTACTGCTGGAACGGCAGCACTTGGGTCAGCATCAAAGCCGCCGGCAGCATCAACACCGTTATCGGCAGCAGTAGCGGTGTCGTCAATATCAGCGTTACCACCTCCGGTGACGAAGTTACGATCGACACAACGCTGGACAACACCAGCGCTGCAGCACAGTTTCTTGCCGGTCCGACTGCCGCTGCCGGAGCTGTCGGCTACCGCACGATTGCTGCAGGCGACCTACCAACTGCTACTACCAGTGCCAAGGGCGCTGTTGTCGTCAATGGTAACGGCCTAGCGCTAAGCGGCGACACCATCACCATCAACAACACGGTTACCGCCGAAGCAAGCAATTACCACGTTGTTCAGTACAACTCCAAGGGCCTTGTAACCGGCGGCCGCACAATCATCGCTGCCGATGTCCCGGTAGCGACTGCCAGCACCATCGGTGTAGTCAAACCCGGCAGTGGCCTCGGCGTAGACGGCGCTGGAACACTCAATCACAGCAACTCGATCACACCCGGCAGCGCCGCCAAGGTCACCTACGACGGCCAAGGTCACGTCGTTGCTGCATTGAGTCTTGCGGCAACCGATATCCCCGAGCTTGACGCGTCCAAAATCACCACTGGCACATTCCCATCTGCGCGACTGGCGCCTAATAGCGTCACGGCAGATCAACTTGCCGACTACGGAATTGCACAAGTCAGCAGCGTACAGCCGGTACCCGAGTTTGCCGGCCAGCTCTGGATCAACCCAACAGACCGCACCGCTTACGTCTGGGTTGGTCAGGTCTCCCCCGCGCAGGGCTACTACCTTCCGCTCAATAACGAATTCGGTGCTCAGGCCAACTTGCGTTTCGGCGGTACTTACAACGCCAACACCAACACTATCGCCAGCTTGAATACATATGGCGCTGGCGCTGGCCTGACAGTTGGATCATCGCTTGTTGCCCCGACGGCAGCCAGCGCTGGGGTTTATTTGCTGGTAACCACTGCCGGCACTGGCGTAGCACCGGCGCCGGTTGTTTCCCTCGACGTCGGCGACTGGATCCTCAGCCCTGGCCAAGGCACAACGTGGACACACGTCAACTTGGTTGGTGCCGGCATCAGCGTTATTGATGCTGGAGATGTCACTTTTGCCGGCGGCTCTTTAACGCCTGCCATGACTGGCGTTGCGGACGCCGAAGCAGCTCTGACCACATTGTGGGGGCGCGTCCAAATCGCCACACCATCAACACTGGGCATCGTCCTTGAAACCACCGAAATTGAGGTCAACAACTCCACGGGTGCCATGACTGTTGGCACTGTCGATGAAGGCACCTACTGAGCGGTGGCATGTCCGGCTTCAATTACAACGGCGAAAACCTACCCAGAGGGGGCACACCGGGTGAGCTGCTTGTAAAAGTCAGCAACGTCGATTACTACGTGCAGTTTAAAACGATCACGGAAACACTCGCTGAATACGAATTTGAGATCGACGAAGGTGAATACTAGACTTGGCCAGTAACGCCGTCCCATTGGGAGTTAAGGCATGGCCACGTACAAGCATCTTCGTAGCAGCACTGCAAATAAGCGCCCGACAACAACGATTGCAGACGGTCAGCTTGCGATCAACACGAATACCGCAAGCCCCGGCCTTTTCTTCAAGGATTCTGCTGGCACGGGCATCGTCAAAGTAGGCCCGGTGCACGTTGGCACCACAGCGCCGAACAGCGTGCCGGCTTCCGGCGGCAGCACCGGAAACTACACAGGTGAGCAGTGGCTAGACACGAGTGTGTCCCCTGCTCAGATGAAAGTCTGGAACGGCAGCACCTGGGTCGGCATTGTCGCCGACGAACTGCCGGTCTCGAAGCTGCAAGACGGTGCTGCCCGCCAGCTCATCCAAACCGATGCTGCCGGCACCGGTGTCGAGTGGACCAGCAACGTCGACGTGCCTGGCACACTTGATGTAACCAGCACCGCAACATTCGACAGCATTGCGCAGTATCCACTTGGGAGTGCTGCGGCTCCGACGCTGACGTTCACTGGAGACAACAACACCGGCATTTACTCCCCCGGCGCAGACCAAGTAGCCATCTCGACTAACTCCTCTCAGAGATTGCTCATTGATTCAAGTGGCAATGTCGGTGTTGGTACAACAATCGCAAGCACAAAGTTGGATGTTGCTGGCGAACTTACCTTCAGCGCTGGCGGCGCAGGGTGGAGAACAGCATCGCTTAAAGGCATTGACGAGGGTGGCTCTTTCCAAGGCTCACTTGCGTTCTATACACATCCAAATGCTGGCGCTGGTGGTGCTCCCACCGAGAAGATGCGGCTTACGTCCGCAGGTCGTCTAGGTCTGGGGACTAGTAGCCCCGGAGCCAGATTAACCGTCGCAGAATCTGCTTCTTCTAGTGATGCTCAAATCCACTTCCGCAACTCTGCCGGTGGAGTAGTCGGTGGAGTGCAAGGGACTCGCATCAACTTCTACAACGACAATGGTTTTGCGGATGCAACTCCTTCTGCATATATTCAGTCCAGGGGAAATGACGGTGCAGCCAACGGCCACAGCTCACTTCGCTTTGGTGTATACAACGGCAGTGCTTCAATCGAAGCGCTTCGCATTGACCCCTCAGGCCGAGTAGGGATTGGCTCTACTGCGCCCCGCGCATTGTTGGACATTGGAGGCAGCGCGGCATTTAGCGGTGGAACTTACCAGGCTCCAAAGCTGGCCGTAAGCAATGGCTACATCACCGTTAAGTCCGATTCAGCGGATGGTGTGTCTCGGTTGACGCTAATTGGAGATAGCGCAACAGGGGATGGAACTATTGACTGGGGTGGAAATATTGCATCTTCCTTGAAGTTCACCAATAACGGCACGGAAAGAGGCCGCTGGGATTCAAGTGGTCGTTTTTTAGTTGGCACGTCTTCTGGGTCTTTCTCAACAACAGTTAAGCTTCAAGGAAATAGCGGAGCATCTACAGGCGAATCTCGCATTAGGTTTTGCCGTGGTCAAGCAACTCCTGCAGATGGTGCTTCTCTTGGAATTATCGGGTTTTCCGACAATACCGAAACCCCTAGCGCGGAGATTGTTGCTCAACGCGATGGAGGCACCTGGAGTGCATCTTCTGTTCCAGGCAGATTAGTGTTCTCCACTACCGCCGACGGAGCGAGCAGCCCGACGGAGCGGATGAGGATCAATAACTCTGGCTTCGTTCTTGTAGGAACCCAATCTAACGCCGAAAACTATGGCTTTAACTACAAGTACAATGGCGGCATAACCAATGGATTGTATGTTGCTAGCACCGCAACCTCAGGGGACGGCTCTTTCCTGACAACGTGGTCTAGGGGCTATACCATCAATAATACGTCTCCAGCACTGTCCTTTACAGAACCCGTTGGAACACGATTTGAAGTTAGAAACAACGGTGGTATTGCCAACTACAGCGCCAACGATGTCAACCTCTCCGACATCAACTCTAAAAAAGACATTGCCCCTGCCGCTAGCACTTGGAGCTGCCTGAAGGAATGGGAGGTTGTCAACTTCCGCTATAAGGAGCAGCCCGATGATGCCGATTTGAACTTGGGTGTCATTGCCCAGCAGGTTGCTGAAAGCTGCCCGGAAGTTATCACCGTCTTTCAAGAGGCCAAAGAGGCCACCGAAACCCAGCCCGCCCAAGAAGAGCGCCTTGGTGTCAAGGAGCAGCAGATGATGTGGATAGCTATCAAGGCTCTCCAAGAGGCACAGCTACGCATTGAAACTCTGGAAGCTGAAGTAGCAGCTCTCAAGGGAGCGTAGTCCTACTCACTGCGATGCCTCACGTTTCTTACTGCTGCCAGCATTGCGGTGAACAGATCGGGTGGGTTGGGAGATTCTTCCAGCTCATCCGTATTCCTTTGCACCGCTGTTAGGGCATAATGGTGGGGCAGCGAGTTTGCACCTCCTGCCCCTGGCCACGATCCCCTGGAGACCATGACCCAAGAAGATTACCCGATTCCATCGGACGACGAGCTGCGAGCCTTCGCCGTTGACTGGTGGCAGCATTTCGGTTTTGTCGCAGATCCACGCCACGAAAAGGCAACGTACGTCAACGATGTGATCCACGCAGATCATTTCGCTTCATTTGCCCGCGACCTACTCGCTAAGTACGCCAAGTAGTCATTACCACTTCTATGTCTGAACTTTCACCCGCTGCGCGTGCAGTGTTTGACGCCTACATCAGTCACTGGACAGCAGATCCTTACGAAATTAGTCCTGAAGCACTAGCCGCCGCCCTGCTAGCTGCTGCGGATCAAGTGGCGCCTCTTGGTTATGAGGACGTGTGGACTGATGGACGAATACTTCAGTACGAAAAGCGCGATCCCGTCCGTGAAAAACTCCTCGCTATTGCCGCCGAGCTTGAAACCCAGTAGTCACCTTCTCTAGTCAACTTCTAATTTGATTCAAGTTTGAAGTTGGCCAGTCCACGTCGCTAGGCGGGCAACCGGCCTACTCAACTGGTTGCACTCCTACTAACCTGCTACTGAACACGGTTTTTACCATGGCCACCACCTTTGTTTGGGGTATCAACACCCTTGAGCGCGAAACCGACGACGGCTTCGTTTTTACCGCTCACTACACCGTCAACGCTGAAGACGGCACCTATTCGGCTGGTGCGTACGGCAGCATCGGCTTCCAGCGCCCCGACAACCTGATTCCGTACAACAAGCTCCAAGAGGACATCGTGATCGACTGGGTCAAGGAAGCCCTAGGCGGTGACGAAAAGGTTGCCGAGATCGAGGCAGCCCTGCAGCAGCAGATTGACGAGCAGCGCAGCCCTAGCAAGGCTGCAGGTGTGCCATGGGGTTGATCCTTATGTGTGCTGCATCACTGCTAGCCATCGCCATTCTCGGAATGATGGTCTGGCAGTGGTGCCACACTTCTGATTGGCAAGATCGCTATTGGTGACGATCAACGCAAAAGGGTGGCAGGTGGCCGGTCCTCACGCGGTGCCGGCCTCGCCGCAGCCTGCCACTGCGGATCGCCTAAACGCCTCAAAAGGGTTTAGGTGTCAAGCTTAGCAGGTGGCTAAGCTAATGGCATGATCGAGCTGATCGCTGCTATCGCCGGGGCATCGATCTCCGTCGCTGCAATGGGCGCGATGGGCTTTAGCCGCCGCAATGACGAGGCGCGTGATGCGGTCATTCGGCTGACCAGCGCAGTGGAGCACATTGCCACGCAACTAGAAGTGCTGCACACCGATATCAAAGAAGACCGCAAGGAAACCTTTACGCGGCTCAATACGGTTGAGCAAAGGGTATCTAAGCTAGAGGCACAGCCGCGGGCGCGTTAATCATGGATCGCTTTGCTGACTACATTGCTTTGATAGTTGCTATTCACGGCGTTGCCTTGATCGTAGTCAACTTAACCCCTACGCCTAAAGACAACGCAGCACTTGGCGCCACAGCTAAGGCAGCAGTCAAGATGTATAGAGCCATTGAGATCCTTGCTGGTGTGATCACTCCGTTTGTTAAGCGATGATCAAGCTGAGCGATCTGTTTAAGTACTACAAACACGGCACGCCACATCAAATGGCAGCCGTGTCTGAATTGGAAGCTGAGCTATTAAAGGTTGCGCCTG